TTAAGCTCTGCCCAGGTTTTAGATCGTTCATAAAACTGCTTACTACTGAAGTCATCCCACGTTCTGGGGTAAAGGTCATGTAGACTATACCATCTGTATCTGCGGTCCTGGTTATGCATTGGGAAAAAATTTCCTGCTTAGGTTCTTCATCCAGCCAGACAACATCAATAGCCTCGCCCATAAACTTTTCAAACCCTTGCTCATATGCCTTAAAACTGATCTGGGAGTTTCCCCCACTCTTGTGTTTAACCAATACGCTAGAAAAAGCATTTGGTACTCCTGGTTTACGAACGGTTTCTACAATATTTTCCAGTGGTACTGCCCCTGTTCCTCTTTTTGAAGGGTCTTGTGGATTCCCAAATAGCTCTTTTTGAATAATGTCCCTGGTTGTATCGTTCGATTCACCAGCTGCCCATGCTCTGATAGGCTTGTTAAATCTACGACCCTTCCACCACTCCGGGTAGCTACCTGTTAGGTGGTAAGATGTTTCAGCTGCTCCGCAATAGGTTTTACCTACTCTGTTTGCAGCCATTAAAATTCTTTGAGCGCAATCCTTACTTTCCAAATGAAACCTAGTTTGGTAATCGTAGGGATCGTAATGCTCAATACGCCTTGTCTCGAACCGGCGTTGCTTTTCCTGAAGCAACTTTAAAATTTCTTCCTTACTTGCCACGTTGCAAAGGCACCACGTTTTCCGAAAGACGCTGTATCTGCTCGTCTAGCTCATCGTCTGTAAGCTCAGAAATCTCCCTAACAACTGTCTCCTGTCTGTGTACAGCATCGTACCCAGCCCTTGATAGGATATCCCTGGCAGCGTTTAGTTTAACATTTTCAGAATCAGCTTCTCGCATCAGGCTTTCCAAGACAGACAAGGCAAGTGTTGCCGTCTCGCCTACTTTTTCCTTGATGCGTTTTTCAATATGGAGCCAAAGGTGCCGCTGTAGCCTCTTGGACCTATGCCCTGCATGGGAGCCTTCAGCTTTGTACCCAGCTGCGTGAAATGCTTGTTCAGGCTCTTGGTGCTTGTCCACTAACTGAACGACAAACTCATATTCCTTAGAGGTCATCTCCTTGTCTAAGGGTTTTGGGTCTTCGTAGCTGGCAAACTTTCTTGTTTTCGGCATATGGTTTTTCTCAGTTTGTTTACGATTTGCTCTCGTAATGTTAGCACTACCACAGGTGTGCCACCAAGGTATCCAGGAATGTATTTCAAGGCATCATTGTTATATGAGCATAGGTTCCACAAAGAACCAATATTGTAGCTAAGGTATAATAGAAATACTTCATAGTGTTATTATACTACAGATTTACAATTGTGTCAATAGGTTTTCAGAATACCCCCCGGAATGAACGCACTGGACTATAAAGTAACTAACCACCGCTGGGGGGGTCGCGTTCTCGTTTTGTTCCTGTTTTGTCCAAGGTTGAGAACAAAAGTGGAACAAAAGTGGACCAAGAGAACAAAACGTGAACAAACGAAGGCCGAGAACAAACCGTGAACACCCAATGGTGTGACAAATTTGTCACTGTTGCTAATACATCACTGTGACAATAGTGCAACAGTGTTGCGCCTGGGCAACAGTGTGACAATTGTGCAACACTGGTGTGTGACAATTGTGTCACTGTTGCAGGATTGCAACAAATATTTGAAAAGTGTGTGTGTGAGTGCCAATATAATATAGTTTGGCATTGATATTGCTTGTCATGCGTTTGGTGAATAGATGCATATACAGGTATGCGTTTAATGCATATGGTCCTAGAACGCTCTGCGGAGCCTGCTGGCGCGCGTTGGCAAAAGACTACCTAGGGTATCTAAAAATAAACTGCGCGAATGTAGCATAGTTGGCACGTCCCTTGCTTAGACAAATATTGTGCCAAGTATGTGTCTGGTGAATGGATGCATATGCAGGTATGAAAATGAAATTGCCTTAATGTTGCCTTATTTCTGCCGAACCGCAGACATAGTTTGGAACTGTACTGGTATTATGGGGAAACCCATAGAGATAGAGACAAATTGTCTAAACCTAGAAACGGGAAAACCACAATGAAGGCTAAACAGTTGATAGACACGCTACCCACAATAGATGGAGCGAAACCGCACGCTTATATGGTTGTCGGTTTTACTGATAGCTTAGGCGTATCAGAGGAAACGATACAGGTATGCGACGAACACGGCGACGGACTAATTGATTACTACGGAGATTTCCGGGGCGGATATCCCTATGTACATCCTGAGCTGGTAGAGTGGGCCGCTAATCAAGGTGGCTATTGGGAATGGGAACATCCGGGCGCAATAAGTTTTGTGCGTTGACACAACGGAGCGCACCATTTAAGGTGCGCTCTATTGTATCAATGCCATTATGAAAGGATCAAACAATGGCTAAATTAGTGAAGACTGCGGAGTTAAACGACGGCACACAAGGCAAGCGGTTCGCATGGGGATTGTACCGCAAGCGGGCTGCTAAGTCCCGTTGGGGAATATCTACAGGTCCGACCATGACCGGCATCCATGCCGGGCGGCGGTCGCTCTATGTAGAGCGCAAGGCGGCGGTTCGCTACTTGCATAATTTTGCAGGTTAATACGACGGAGCGCATGGGATACCACCATGCGTTTCATTGTATTAATCTGGAAAGGGTAAAGCTAATGTGGTATTTAGGACTATATGAGAAGTCGGGAGTTTTAGCTCGTGAGTTTGCGCGGCGAGGTTATAAGGCAATGTGTGTCGATATCGATGCCTCGCCGGGCGAGCGCGATGGCGTGACATATGTCCGGGCAAATATGATGGACTTCATGCCGCCGCGTCATATGATTGAGGAGGGTGTAGCATTTCTTGCGGCGTTTCCGCCCTGCGATCATCTGGCCGTGAGCGGCGCTCGTTGGTTTGCTGGCAAAGGCCTAGGCGCTCTGGCGCAAAGCGTCGAACTATTCGGGCGGGCTGCATTCTGGGCGGAATATTTCGACGCGCCTTATATGATTGAAAACCCCGTAAGCACGATCTCGACTTATTGGCGAAAACCCGATTATTCTTTTCATCCGTGGCAATATTCTGGACTAAATGCCGACGATTGCTATACCAAAAAGACTTGTCTTTGGACGGGTAATGGTTTCGTCATGCCAAAGCCAAACCATGCAGCAGATATCGCGCCGGACGATCGTATTCACAAGGCTGCTCCCGGTCCACAGCGTGCTAATTTCCGGTCGCGTACTCCGCAAGGCTTTTCTATGGCCGTTGCGTCTTGCAATTGTGATTGACAGAATGGAGCGCATGACCTATATCATGCGTTCTATTGTATCAACCGAGGACTATCAAATTATGAAAACAGATGCATCAATTAGGCGGTTCATTGCCTTACAACGGCATAAATCGTCAGACGAAATGCTTAGACTATTCGACCGTTATGAGATATACGTATGGTGTGTCGCACAAGACAGTAATCCCAAGACGTTCAAACAATGGTTAGAGGACTAGGCAATGTCATTAGAAAACGATTGTAAAAGATACGTGGATGCCTTAAGAGGTCCAGCGAACGGCTGGGGTCAGTTTATTATCGACGGTAGGCAATCCCATTTCTTTTTGCAAAAGATGTGCGACACGCATGGCGAAGATGTGGTACACCAATATTTAAAAGACAACTACTGGAAACCAGCAAGGGAAGACAGATAATGACAACTTTAAAAAAGACCCATGCGGCCATAGCCGACAGTCGCACCATGTACAGCAAGAATGTACATACCCTTGACACCTATACACACAAAGCCTTGAAACCATCGACCAATAAAAAACTTGGTCGCAAGGTTACCAAAGGCAAGCTTGCCGGGATGCCTATCTATACCTTAACCCTTGAAGAACGTAAGACATGCGATAGCGCTTGCGAGCATTGGTTAGACTGCTATGGAAACAATATGCCATTTGCGCATCGCATTGACACCACAGGCCTTGAAGCTCGCCTAGAGACAGAACTAGACGCATTAGACAACAAGCACAAGCGTGGCTATTTGGTCCGCTTGCATGTCCTAGGTGACTTCTACTCTGCTGACTATGTTAAGTTTTGGCAGGTTCAAGTTGCCAAGCGCGACAAGCTACACGTCTACGGCTATTCCAGACACCATCCGGGAAAGCCCGTAGGCGACGCCTTACGCCACGCTCGCCAAGCCCTAGGCTTCAATCGCTTCGCCATTAGGTTCTCTACATTGCCAAGCGACAACTTATCTGCCAACACAATCCACAACACGGCCAAGGATGCCATAACCTGCCCGGTCCAGCTGGATAAGACAGACAGTTGCGGTACTTGTTCGCTTTGCTGGACTACCAGGAAACCCATAACATTCTTAGATCACTAGTTGACACAATGGAGCGCATGATATAACATGCGTTCAATTGTACCAATTGGAGGTTAGACAATGACACTAGAATTAGACTGCGAGAAGTACGTCCAAGCCTTGCGTATAACCGCATGGCCTCACATGATCGACGGCATGGAATCATCCGATTTCTTGTCGATTATGTTTGACAAGTACGGTACAGACGAGGTAAACGATTACCTTGAAGAGAACTACTGGAGCAAACCTAGACAGATGACGCATGAAGAGTTCAGCGTCTTGTCAGACATGGAGAGCAGTTAGACAATGCATGGCATAAAAGACAACCAACTAGTGGTGTTTGAACACTTACGGGACATCCTAGAAACGACAATCGAAGGCATGTACCCTCTTCAGAACAAGCAAGTGGCTAAACTCTACGCTGAAGAGATACTAGAATACGCCCATACGCCAATTTGCGAACTAGCAGACGACATTAGGGCAACAGAAGAGACAAACCCAGATATTTATTAATTTTAACCCCTTGACAAGCGACGGTGTCGTACTATATTATACTCTATAGAGTACACTATAGAGATATTAATAAAGGTTACACTGTAGCACTATAGAGTACTCTATAGAGCGACACCGGAGGAGGTAAACAACATGAGATGCGCCATCTGTGACGCTAAGTTGCCAGACAATCAGCCAATACAAAACGATATCTGTTCTGTCTGTCGCCACGCAATACGCCAAGCCTACACCTACGAAATCGAAGAGGACGATAACATACAATGCTTGCAGCCTTCATTGGAAAACTACTAACACAAGCCTATAACATGGAGACCAATATGAAACGTCGAAGCAAAGAGGCACATGCCTTACAATCGCCATTGTATCGCCAACGTGTCAAAACGACAAAAAAGCATCCTTATTATGACGCTAAAGAGGTCATAGGTAATGACTTCTCGCATGAAGGATTAACCCCCGTTGGATACTACATAGAGGAGACCGTAGAAGATGAATAGAGACGAAATCTTGGAAACCGCTTGTAAGCTAATCAATGGCGAACGTGCTGAACAATACGGAGACGCATATCTAAACCATGCCAGGATTGCGGCATTGTGGACCACCTATATCCGCTCAAAGCCTAGCGACCTAACGCCTGTCGATGTTGCTATGATGCTGGTCTTGATGAAAGTCGCACGTAGCATCGAAACACCCAAGGACGATAGTTTTGTCGATATAGCAGGATACGCAGCACTGGCAGGGGAGATAGCCAATGTCGGGAAATGATCCCTTTCCCCTCGATGGCTTGTACTTTTCTGAGGTAATGCAGGTGTCTGTCTACATAATCGTCCTGACAATATTTTATATTTTGTTCAAGAGGTTCAGATGAGCAACGGAATTACAGGAAGCGCCCCGTCATTGCCCTTTCAAATGTTTATGAAAGGCTTGGAGGATGTATTTGGTCTGGACAAGTCTGTAACCCCATTTCTACAGACTTTGGCTGAGATCAATAACAAGCCAGCTGAGTATTTTATCTGCATGGCCCTTGAGGAGTTCAAGATTTATCTTGACCAAGAGCCTCACTTTGATGTAGACTTGGAAGAGGAAGACGATGATGGTCTTCAAACGATGTTAAGCAAGAAGGTAAATCATTGATGAGCGACGTTGTAGCCGTTAAGACCCACCAACCCTGTGACAAATGTGAATCATCAGATGCCTTAGCCGTTTATAACGATGGGCATACATATTGCTTCAGTTGTAATAGCTATGGCGAGACAAGAGAGGATTATGTGTCCGAAACACGCGACTTCCGCACTATAAAGCAACCCAAACCAGACACACCTTGGTCCTCTAGGAATATATCCAAGGCAGTGCAAGACCTATACGATGTTACCGCTTCCGACCTTAGAACTGTCTTCCCCTATTTTGACAAGGACGGTATGCGGATTGCTACCAAGATTAGGAACCAAGGGAAAGAATTCAAGACAGAGGGGGATTTCAAGAATTCAATTCTTTTCGGAGCGCAGACCTTGGGCAAGGATGTCGGGGTAAGTTCCAACACCCTGATCGTCACTGAAGGCGAAGCAGACGCACTGGCAGCGTTCCAGATGGCTAACAGTGTCTCGCCAGATGCACAGACCTATAGCAAGGGAAGACACACATCCAAGATTGTCCATGTAATGTCCATACGATCAGGACAAGCCAGTGCAGAGCGTGACTTCAAGAGCAATCTTGAATTGCTTGAGAAGTTCAATCGGGTGTTTATCTGTTTCGATGCAGAGCCAGAGGCTCGACAGAACGCTGAACGATGCGCTAGGCTACTCAGACCTGGCAAGGCGTACATCGTAGAGCTAGAACACAAGGACGCTTGTGAGTACACTGCCAAGGGCCTACAGAGCGAGTTCCTTGCACGGCTGAAGAATACCCAGTGCTACACCCCAGCTGGCATCAGAAACGCCGCTACGGACTTTAATGGGTTATGGTCTGAGCAGAACCTACGCAGTATGCCCTTCCCCTTTCCACAGCTGCAAAGCAAGACCCTTGGCACTAGGGCTAGGGAGATCGTCACTTGGGCAGCTGGCACAGGGGTAGGCAAGAGTTCTCTGCTACGGGAGCTACAACATTATTATCTGAAGAACACAGATCAGAGCATTGGCATCATTGCCCTTGAAGAATCAGTAGATCGTACCAGGCGTGGTATTTTGGCGGTTGAAGCCAATGACCGCCTACATCTTAATGAAGTATTCGAGAAGTATTCGAGAGAACAAATCAGGGAATACTTTGACAATACTCTAGGAACTGGACGAGTATTTATCTACGATCATTTTGGATCTCTGGAGATGGATGACTTGCTGGATCGTGTCCGGTACATGGTGCAGGGCTTGGATTGTCAAGTGGTATTTATTGACCACCTAAGCATCCTAGTGTCAGGTTTGGAGGTTGTTGATGAACGTAGGGCAATTGACCGCACCATGACCCTCCTGAGACAGGTCACTGAAGAGACAGGTTGCTGCATACACCTAGTCACGCACCTGAGACGCTTATCGTCTGACAGGTCGCATGAGGAAGGCATGGAGGTCAACCTAGGGCATCTCAGGGGCAGTCACGGGATAAGTCAAATCAGCGACAGCGTGATATCCTTGGAGAGAAATACACAAAGCGACGATCCTGTGGAGTGCAACACTACCACCCTGAGAGTTCTGAAATGCCGGTACACTGGTGACGTTGGTACAGCTGACCGCTTGCTATATGACAAGAGTTCTGGTAGAATGGATGTAGTAACAGAGGAGTTCTAAGATGATTAAATGGTCACACAATGAAGAAATTACAGCTGAAGAGTTTATCAGACGCATAGCGCCAATGGTTTGCGAACCAGTTTCTACATTGATGGAGTGCGACGGTGATATGTGGATGAGCGACTACAACAAGCTTGTTTCTGTCTATTGGCGTTTGAATAATGCTGTAGATAGCATGGATGAAGAAGCAGACACGATGGATATGCTATCCAAGACGGGTGGAAAATATGGCGGCTAAACTAACATATACTCCCCGCACCAAGGTGCGTAGACGAAACAAGCTAAGACCCTTCAATCACTCCAAGAAAGTTTCCAAACGATCTGGTTTTAAAGGTATGAGAAAACGCATGAGAGGACAGGGATGATCAAGGTTGCTTTAAAGGACTCTATGGGTAGTGATCTTTCAGTGGTCAACGCCGCCAGAGTAAGCTTTGACAAAGAGCATGAGTATGTCAAAACTGGCGACACTAAGCTTATAAAGTACCTTGCCAACAACGGTCACTGGTCTCCGTTTGCACACACCAGCGTCCAGTTTAGGATCAAGGCCCCTATCTTTGTCGCTAGGCAGTTGGCAAAGCATCAGGTAGGCTTGTCATGGAACGAAATTAGCAGGAGATATGTTGACCAAGAGCCTGAGTTCTATTATCCTAAAGAATGGCGAGGAAAGCCTGTGGATAAAAAACAAGGTAGCTCTGAAGAGGTAATCGATATCAATCCTGCTACTAAATCTGGACCTGCAATGGTGGACGATTATCACCACGCTATTAAAAAGTGCATATGGACCTACAATAGTCTTTTATACAAAGGCGTTGCACCTGAGATGGCAAGGATGGTTCTGCCCCAGAGTATGTTTACCGAATGGTACTGGACAGGTTCTGTCTATGCCTTCTCCAGGGTTTGTAAGCAGCGTTTGGGCAAGGATGCTCAGAAGGAAACCAGTGAGGTTGCGTCTTTGATATCTAAACAGTGTGAAAGAATTTTTCCAATCTCTTGGGGGGCTTTAAACAATGTTTGAAACACCTGTTGTCGAGCTAACGCATACACCAACGACACAACTCTTGGATAGCGATGGGAAGCCAATCGAAATGAGACAGATCATCTTGACAGTTTATAATAGATTTGGTAAAATTTGTGATACATACTCCCAGAAACAAGGTCAGTTATACTGAAGGAAAGTAGAGTGGAAAAGCACACCGTTAAAACCGAATATTCAAAGCGCCCAGATGGGCTTTACAATAAGTGGGAGCTATGGTTAGCTTCTTGGTTCCTTGACGATTTAAGGGACGAACCAATGTGGGTTTTGACAGATGTGGTGGATGGAGACGGTAGGTGAGAACAGTATTCCTCGACATAGAAACAGACGATTTAGATGCTGCTTTAATCTATTGCGTAGTTACCTACGAGGAATCCGTATGCTTTAAAGAATGGATAGAACCGGACGGGTTAGCCGACTACCTTAAAGGGGCTGTGGTAGTCGCTCACAACGGCCTTAGCTTTGACTTTCCTGTATTGGCTAGGTTGTGGGACATACACCTTACAATGGACCAGATGCGGGACACGCTTCTATTGTCAATGATGGAGAACCCAGCTAGGGAAGGAGGACACAGTTTGAAATCATGGGGTACTCGTCTGGGATACGAGAAAGTAGAGTTTAACGACTTCACAGCCTTTACCTCAGAGATGTTAGAGTATTGCAGACAAGATGTTACAGTTTGTAGGCACCTATATCGTTTCCTACAGAATGCTATGCAGGAGTTCTCAGAGAAGTCCATATCAGACGAGCATCGTATGAGGATTGTAGCAGACCGGATCAGCAACAATGGTTTCAAACTGGACAAGGACAAAGCTGTCAAGCTGTATAACGATCTTGTTCTGGAACAAGAACAGATCGAGCAAGAGTGTCGTAACTTATTCCCACAAATTATCGAGGAGAGGTATTCCGATAAAACTGGTAAAAGATTGAAAGACAAGGTCATCGACTTCAATCCATCATCCAGACAACAAATAGCGTCTAGACTAATCGAACTGGGGTGGGTTCCTACAGAACTAACTCCCACTGGACAGCCCAAGGTGGATGAAAAAACATTGTCCAATTGTAATATCCCGGTTGCGGAAACATTGGCTACATACTTTATGCTTCAGAAGCGTTCTGCTCTTGTAAAGTCATGGGTTACGTCATGCACAGATCAAAACAGGGTTCATTGCAAGTACCGCACCTTGGGAGCAATTACAAACCGGATGAGTTGCGTTGATCCTAATCTACAACAAGTCCCAGCTGTCAGGGTCCAGTATGGCAAGGAGTGCAGAGAGTTGTTCAAAGCTGCCCCTGGTAGCAAGTTACTGGACACAGATGCAGCAGGGCTGGAGCTTAGGGTACTGGCCCACTACATGAGCGACGACAAGTTTACCAAGGAAGTCCTAGAAGGAGACGTACACACAGCTAACCAGAAAATGGCAGGACTTGCCACTAGAGACCAAGCCAAGACCTTCATTTATGCTTTGTTGTACGGTGCAGGTGATGCCAAAATAGGCGCTGTGGTCAATGGTAGTGCCAAAGACGGTGCGGAACTACGGTCACGATTTATGTCTAATATGCCAGCTTATAAAAGACTTAGCGAAGCTGTCATTAGAAAAGGAGAGAGTCAAGGCAAACTAAAGGCTATTGACGGCAGGGTCTTGCGGGTACGCTCCGGCCATGCCAGTTTGAACACCCTGATACAAGGATCGTCAGCTGTCCTGATGAAGAAATGGTTTATGTATGTCGATCACCATCTCAGAACACGTAAGATACGGTCCAAGATTGTCGCCATGATCCATGACGAATTAGTTTTGGAAAGCGACGAGAAAGATGTTGACGCTGCTACAGAATCTGTTATACTATCTATATCGCAAGTAAACAAAGCCTACGATCTACGTTGCAAATTGGAATGTGATGTACAGGTAGGTAACAACTGGAGTGAGATACACTGATGGCTAACAAATATTCCTACCTTGAAGGCACAATGTTCTATCCGTTCATCTTTGATCAGACAGATAAGTTTGATCGTTACTCTGTTGCTCTTGGTCTCGAAGGGGATCAGGTTAAAGCTGCCAGGAACTTGGGCTTGAATGTCAAGCAAGAAGATGGCAAGATGGACGATATGGCATACGTCCAGCTGAAGAGTAACTATAAGCCTGTCTTGGTGGACAGCGAAGAGAACGAGTACGAGGGACCAACCCAACTCAGCAACGGCTCTAAAGGCGTTGTGCGGTTGTCCCAACGTCCCTATAACAACAAGTATGGACAGGGAGTGACTACGTTTATCAACGCTGTCAAGATCACTGATCCTATTGAGTACGTCAGCTTGGATGACGAACCCGGTGGATTCTCCACACCTAAGAAAGATGTCGTTGACGATATGAGCGACGATGTTCCGTTCTAGGTGGCTGGCAAAAAAGACTACGGACATTGGGACACTAGTCTGGTAGGCAAATTTAACCCTGATAAACACCTTGGGTTTGTCTACCAGATTACCCATAAAGAGTCCGGTAAAAGCTACATAGGGTGCAAGCATCTTTGGAAGTTTAGAAAACGCAAGAAGGTCAATGCTAGTGAGTGGCGCTATTATTATTCCAGCGGTAAATACCTAAAGCCTCACATTGAAGAGCTAGGAGCAGACGCATTCACCTTTGTCATCCTAATGTTGTGCGGTAACAAACGTGATCTGTATTACAATGAAGAAAAGATACAGATGCAATTGGGAGTACTTGAAAGCGAGAACTACTATAATGCCCACGTTGGAGGAAGACGCTTCTACCGTCCTGTGAAGAGCTATGATGAAAACTTTAGAAAGAAGCTTAGTGATTCATCTAAGGGTACAGGCAACGGCAGATACAGAGGTAGTTTCTACATCCTCTACGACAGCGGCATAGAGGTACTGGTAGAAAACCAAACAGTAGAACAGTGGTGTCAGGAGAACGGCTATAACAAAAGCGGATTGTCCAGATTACGCAGAGGTAATCAAAAGACTTACAAAAACATAATAGCAATGGAGTATTCAAGTGAGCGAGACTAAAACCATAGACACTCTGGTAGATGACATATACGAGCTTGTCAACACTGGAAAAAAGAAACCAGATCAGGAAGCCTTGTTCGCGTTGGGTAGTACAGTTATGGACGCTGTTAAGCGTCAGTTATGGATGGCTACCTCAGACATGCCCGGTAGGCTACGCATGTCCAATATAGGCAAACCATGTAGTAGGTCTCTTTGGTATGATATCAACGGGGATGACGAAGCCGAATCCCTCAGTCCTCAAACACGTTTAAAGTTTATGATTGGTGACATTGTAGAAGCTCTTGTGATTTACCTAGCCAAAGAAGCTGGACATTCTGTTACTGAGCAACAGGCAGAAATTGAAATGGAAGGCATCAAGGGTCATATCGATTGCGTAATAGATGATGAGCTTGTCGATATCAAATCTGCATCTTCGTTTGCCATGAAGAAATTTAAAAATGGTACGTTACCTGATGACGATCCCTTTGGCTACATCTCCCAGATCAGTGGGTATGGTAACGCACTTGGTAAGAAACGTGGGACATTCCTTGCTTTTGATAAGAGCAGTGGGGAACTGGCTACATACACACACTCTCAATTAGAGAACACTGAGATAAAGATCAAAGAGATCAAGGCAGCTGTAGAGTTGCCTGAGCCGCCTGACAGGTGCTTTGAGACGGTTAAGGACAGGCAGACGGGTAGGCAAAAGCTGGGCGTCAATTGTTCCTACTGTTCCCACAAAAATACTTGCTGGGCTGGAGAGCTAGATCTTAAATTTAGATCGGGACGGCCTGTGTTCTTTGTAGGAGAGGGAGAGGAAAATGCCCACTCTTTCTGATGAGCAGCTTAGTGACTTAGCAGAGGCGTATAGCTGTGAGCAGATCATCGACATACTTGGCCTGGAATCTATACAGTTGTTGTTCGCCTTTCGCGAAGAAGTAAATTACTATATATCTGATTTCAAACTTAGACCTGTGGACTGCCATGACCTTTAAATCAAACGAAAACCCAATGTTCCGCTCTAAGTTTAGCGAGGACATATTCAAACAAAAGTACGCCCACCAAGGTTGTCACACTTGGGCAGACTTGGCTAAGACCTTGGTCGATGATGTGTGCGGGGAGTTTCTGCCCAAAGATGAACTAAAAGACTTAACAGAGATTATCACTAACCTGCAATTTATTCCAGGAGGCAGGTATTTGTATTACGCTGGGCGTCCTTCCAAGTTTTTTAACAATTGTTATTTGTTAAAGGCAGAGGAAGACTCCCGACAAGATTGGGCAGACCTAAGCTGGAAGTCAGAGAGTTGTCTGATGACAGGTGGCGGCATTGGTATTGACTACTCGGTATACCGCCCAGAGGGGGCTGGTCTGAGTAAGACAGGTGGTCTAGCTTCCGGTCCTATTCCAAAGATGCAGATGATCAACGAAATTGGCCGTAGGGTAATGCAGGGAGGTAGCCGTAGGTCAGCTATCTATGCAAGCCTTAACTGGAAACACCGGGACATTGATACGTTCCTCAATAGTAAAAACTGGTACAACATGCCAGTTGGTAGCACAGGTTTCTCAGTTGGTCAAATTAAGGAACAAGACTTTAACTTTGCCGCACCTTTGGACATGACTAACATCTCTGTCAATTATGATACAGAGTGGCTTTTAAATTACTGGAACACAGGTAAGGTTGGTGATGTTTTTAAGGCCAATGTGCGTCAGGCACTGAGTACAGCAGAGCCGGGATTTAGCTTTAATTTCTTCGACAAAGAAAACGAAACTTTACGGAACGCCTGTACTGAAGTGGTTTCGGATCAGGATTCAGACGTTTGTAATCTTGGAAGCTGCAACCTTGGACGCATTGATAATCTAAAAGATTTTAAGAAGGTTGTAACACTGGCGACTAAGTTTCTGTTGTGCGGTACGGTAAAGGCTGAGTTGCCATATGAGAAAGTCTACAAGGTCAGAGAGCAGTACCGTCGCCTTGGTCTCGGATTAATGGGTATGCATGAGTGGCTTATCAAACGGGGGAGTCGTTATGAGGTTACACCAGAGCTTCACAGATGGTTACGGGTGTATAAGAGCATGTCTGATGCTACTAGCTCTAGCTTTGCTAACGATCTTGGCGTTTCCGTTCCTATTGCTAACAGAGCTATTGCGCCAACGGGGAGTATTGGTATTCTTGCTGGCACTTCTACTGGCGTCGAGCCTATATTTGCTGTGGCCTACAAAAGACGATATCTCAAGAATGGAACTAAATGGCATTACCAGTACGTTGTAGATTCTGCCGCTCAGGAGCTAATTGACCTGTACGGAACAGACCCAGAAAAAATTGAGTCGGCCTTAGACTTGGCAAGCGACTACAAGCGTAGGATAAAATTTCAAGCGGATGTACAAGATTATGTGGATATGTCCATTTCCAGTACAATCAACCTTCCCCAGTGGGGCAGTAAAGAAAACAATGAGGATACTGTTGGTGATTTTGCTTCTACTCTTGCCAACCACGCTCACAGGTTGCGGGGTTTTACTGTATACCCTGATGGTTGCCGGGGAGGACAACCCCTCACCCCAGTCGCCTACTCCGACGCTTTGGGGAAGTTGGGGGAAGTCTTTGAAGAGTCAATAGAAACCCATGACATTTGCGACATTACCGGACACGGTGGAAGCTGTGGGGTATAACAATGTACGGTGAGGTTTTTTATTCTGGGGAAGTTTTGCCGGACATACCGCCTGATTTCTGCGAGGCTATAATACAACTGTCAAACAACATAGGAGAACAAGAAGCTAATGTTCTGGGGAATAGCAATAGTAATGTCAGGACTAATTCTGTATTTCCTATTGATGATGAGAATTTTAAAAAGATAGTTCTATCGTGGATAGAAAGAGCTAACATCGAAAGCGGTTGGTGGTTTGACATAACAGGAGTGGAAAACCTACAGCTTAGTAAGTATACTGAAGGTGAGAAATATAGTTGGCACTATGATTTAATTCCTGGAAACAAGGTACGAAAACTTACCTTCACTGTTTCCTTAAACGACGATTACGAAGGAGGGAACTTTCAATTCAGTTTTGGCCAGCCGAATTGGAAGTACAAAAAGAGAACAATTGAAGAACCAGCATTGAACATCAGAGGAAAGTTTGTAGTCTTCCCCAGTTATTACTTTCACAGAGTCCTACCAGTAACTAAAGGTACTAGGTACAGCTTGACTGGTTGGGCATATGGACCACCTTTTAGGTAGACAATGTAGAACAATTGTGTTATAATTATAATGGGAAGTGCCAATAGTGGGCTTCTCGATTATCTCGCCATAGGGAGAAAGTTATGTTTCCAGATAGTGCTTCATTAGGTTTCGAGCGTTTGTTTGACAATATGCGTAAGGTACATGACGCTATGTCAGGCGATAACTACCCACCCCACAGCATCGTTAAGACAGGACAAGACAGCTTTGAAATAGCAATGGCAGTTGCGGGCTTTTCTGAGGACGATGTGGTAGTTGTAGTAAAAGAAGATATATTGCACATATCTTCCGAGGGGTTAAAAAACAAAGAAGAAGACGAGGAAGTTCTATTTAATAGAGTAGCTTCCAGACCTTTTAAAAAGATGTTCCTGTTGGGCGAGCATATAGCTGTCATCGCAGGGACATTGAAAGATGGTATGCTTAGGATTAAACTGGAACGCAAGCTGCCATACGAAAAGAAACCTAAACGTATAAAACTAAATTGATACTATGGGGGCGCTTCGGCGCTCCCTTTTTATATGCCCAAAATACCCTTGGGCTTTTCCTCATCCTCTTCTGTCTCTTTTGCAGCAGCGGCAGATAGTAATCCCTTGGGTAGCACTTGTCGTTTTTCCCCAACCCTCTCAGCAGGAGACTGGAAAAATTTCTGATCATCTAAATCTGCCAGTCTTGTTTGAATTTGATTCTGGTCAAGACCCTGTTTAAGCAGTAACGCTATCATCTGCTTGCGTTTCTCATCTTCACCATTGTTAGGGATAGGCTGTGGTACTTGTGCAGTAGCGCCAGTGTTCACAGCTGGGGCTTGTTGTGCCTGTACTCCGGGCAGCTGTGGTGATTG